CATCCACCGCCACGATTGAACAAATTATAAAAGATGATGTAAGGGTTATAGAATTTTTTGTTGATCCTCGACCTAACGTACATCAGAGAGCATTAATTGCTATTAGTGTTGAAAATTATTTTACTCTTACTTCGTCTAATCTAACCATTGCTGCTGCCAACACCGAGAAAGATGTTGAGCTTTTTTCAAATTTCAATACCCTAAAATTAGAAAATCAAATTAAAAATTGTGCTTCCCTTCTTAGGCAATATGCCGTAGATATTAAAAAATATGACGGAACAATAGTGCCTCCCCTTAATTTTGATAAAGATGCCGAAAAACTAGAATCGGTCTTGCCTAAAATTATTTCTTTTTTAAAACTAAACTCGCTGGTATATCGATCAGATGAAGAAGATTTTTTGCAAGTTGGGTTTGATTTAAATTTTAATCTTACTTTTTTGAGATTTGTACAGGATGGAAAAAGTTATACCCCACAAGAAGGTTTCAATAAGTTAAAGAAATCTACGCCTATTGACTCTGCAAGGATTATGCACTATTTTTGGTTTGCAGGTGAAATGAGCACGATTAAAAAAGAACAATTACCTTGGACAGAGTTTGTTAATACATTTGTATTTCCAACACCAGACATTTTTCCTTCTGTGCCCAAAAATAATACTGCTGTAGATCCTACTGGAAATGAGCAGCCCAACATTGAAGATAAAACATCAGTAAAAGACAGTTTTCCAGAAATAGATATTATAAACTTGGATAGTGATAGCTGCGAGGTTTTTAAATCCTTTGTTGAAAAGATATCTGAGGACAATTTATTAAAATCTTACGAATTTCAAACTATGTGGCACAATGATCTTCTTTCCAGCCCTGATTTCAATTTTAATCCTGATTTTTCTGTCTTTACAAAAGATAATATTAATGATTTAATTAAAAAATTAGGATCTCTCGAAGCTGTATTTAAATTATTTTTAAACAAGATGGATATTAATGACATCATTAAGCAGGTGATGGGTTGCCTTGGGGTTGCCGATTTAGAATTGCCTGATTTAGAATTGCCTGATTTAGGATTGCCTGATTTGAGAGTAGATGTTGGTTGTTTTGGTGATCCATCCTTTACTGTACCTACCATACCCTTTCCTGATTTTATTCCAACTGTAGATATAATGTCCGATCTGACTTCTGGAATAAAAGTTAGTATTGAAACGCTATTAGTAGATACGTTTGTCCAGACGATTATTGAGTTATTGTCTCAACTAGCTTTGGAATTTGAGTGTCGGGAGTTTACGGCAGAGTTTGGAAGTTTAAATATTTTAGATGACCTGGTAGAAGCCAATACAAGTCCTCGAAAGATAACAGAGAATGTGGAAGCTGCCGTTCGCCAAAATGGCCCCGGCAACGGCCCAATACCCTTTGATGATCTTTCCAACGCGCTCGGTGATATTTCTCTAATGTTTACACCACCAGAGATTTGTCTTCTTATGAGTGGTAACTCAAATGATCGTAATTTACATCTGATACAGTCTTTGATAAGGGCCAAGCACCCAAGCCTCTTGCCACTGTTTAACAGCAAGACTACTACTAGCGATGTGATGCAATCGCTAGGGAGACTATCAAGTCTTAATATTTGTAGTGACTTCCTAACTAATCCTGATATTAGTACTTCTCCAAATGCCCTATGTGATGATCCCCTAGAGGATTTGAAATGTAAGTTGATGATGAATAAAGGCGCAACAGCAAAAGAGTGTGAAGAGCAATTGGAAGCGGAAAGGGCTAGGAGAGATCGCCAAGCCGCCCAACTAACTGATCTTTTGCAAAATGGGCTTACAGGGGACATCCCCCCGGTCTTTTGTACCACTGACGAAAATGGGAATGTAGTTCCTGGGTTAGTAGATGTTGAACACGAATCCGCAAAGTTCGCAATTGATTCGGCTCTAGATGCTCTTTTTAGCCCCCTATATACTTCTTTTGACACAGATGCCAATCAGTGGGCATTGACAATGGGGAGTGTCAATAATATAGAAAAAGAAGTCGATGTTTTCCTTACAAATGAACAAAACGGGGCGGAATATTTAAATCCCGACATCCAACGTCTTGTCGGACAGGGATTGCCAACGGGAGCCTTCGATGGTGAAGAGACATTCAAAATTCCAAGGACTACCAAAACAGGTCCGCTATATCTTAAAAATAATTTATTAGACCCCACAAACAAAAGATTAATTTCTGTAACAGAAGCATATCTGTTTGATCTAGGTGTGCCCCAAGACCCAACAAACACAGAAACTCTCACCTTACTGGACACAGTATTCGCACAAATAGACCCTACAACACTTACCGATGAACAAAAGCAGCAGATTAAGGATCAGATTGCCAGCGATACATTTAATTACAGCGCCAGCCTTACATTTCCCAAGCTTACTGCCGAGGCAGCAATTCAGCAAACGGCTGACGGCAGCGCACCAACGGTCGGAACCTTGGAGGAAATATTAGGAGCACCCAGGAGAGATCCTCTCGGATCAGTTCATAATTATAAAGATCAGAGTTTTTTAACAGTCACAAGAACACCGGGGGACTCAACAGAGGAGGAAATATTTTTAGCCGTCCCGATGAAAGAGGAATTGGAACCAGAAGTTCAAGAGGTTCTTTCAACCCTCCCCCTTGTTATTGGAAATCAAGATTATTCTTATCAACAAATAGCATTTTCTGAATATATGGTAGAAAAACTAAGAAGAGTAACAGACCTCGCCAGTGCCACGGAAAAATTAAGAATATTTTTAAAAAAACATATTTATGCAGACATTTCGTCAGACTTGGTATTATATCTATCTCGTCTTGTAACAGAATCTATTTATTTTGATAATAAAAAACCCTCCTATAGTAATCCAGGCGGTTCAAATATAAACACTGGTACTCCCTTCCTGGAAGATGTTGTTTTAAATCCCCCCAAGACTGCCAATGAGGAATCTTGTGGTGTTGATAATAGTTTGCTTTCTATTGGGGAAGCAAAAGATAATACGGCAGCAGGATATGAGGACAATAGGTGTGGTGATAATGACTTAATTGAGGATGGGCAGAGAAGACCAAATACTCCCAATGCTATTGAGGGTGCCCTGAGCGAACAAGCTATTTTGATGCTTTGTCGCTTGGCTATTGTTGATTATTATTTGAGGGGAATTTTTGCCCTATCAACCATAAGAATCGAGGATGAAAAGTATAATCTATTATCTGCTTACATTGCAAGAAAAACTGTTGAGGATATAAAAGCCGCAAGTCCAAATTTATTTATTAAGTTTGCTACCACAATTTACGATATGTTTTTAGAGGCAACGTTACCATCCGAGGAGGATGTAGAGCAACAAAAACCATTGGTTGTTAGCGATCAACAGACAATAGAAGCTCTTATTTACTTTATTTTACAACAAATGCCAGCGACAGTTGAGAGGTTATCTGATTTTCTTGATGTGGGTGAGTTAGCCGAAATTAATAAAGCCTTGGTCAATCGGTACATCCCAGATATTTATGTAGCAAAAAATTATATAGGCGAAACTAGATTTGCAAATATAGCAACTGAAAGAGTGATACCCAATAATCTAAATCTTTCTAAAATTAAGCAAGTATTAATTGATAATAGGGATGCTCTGGTTGCCGAACGAAACAGGCTCCAGAGAGGAACGCCAGAATATGATGGCAAGCAACAGGAGATAGATGATGTTGATTTTGTAAAAAACATAATAGAATTAAAATTAGATCCTAATACTCCTGATGATTCGGTCGCAGAACTCTTTTTTCAATCTTCTTTACTTGATACTGTTGTTTCTTTTAACAATAATCAATTTGATCTTGAGGACGGTAATTTATTTTTGGAAAAATATATTATTATTAGAGATAGGTCCGCAGCTAATCCTCAAGCTTTTCCCGATAGGCAAGAATTTATTGACTTTATTAATAGAGAAGTTCGAGTCCAGGGGGTTCCCATCAGGGAATATCCTGGATTAAAACCGTCAGCACCGGGAAATCAAATTGTTGTTAGTCCTGAACTTCTTTCTGATTTTCTCTCAGAATGGAATTTTCCTCTCAACATCACAATGTCAGACTTATTTAGTGAATTTAAATATGGATTAAGGGTTGTATATATTCCTCCTGTTAGGGATCTAAATGTTGACGACGCAGGCGATGTGATAGAATTTAATTTTGATGGAGATGTAATTGGTGATCACCCTACGGAAGCCCAAAAAGATATTTTTAAAGACACAAAGGCTTTTAAATTGATAGAAGTGTCCGACGACGTAAGAATTATCGGCGGCACCCAAGGTCGAGACGTTGATGCGGAAATCCGTTTGTTAGAAACATCTTTAACAGTGGATCTCACCAGCAGGAATTTTAAGAGGATTATTAATCCGATTCCCTTGGTGGAAACAGAAATTGATGCACTTAATTCTCCGTTCAGCGATTTGATAGAGGAGGGTGCTACTGATTTAGATCAATTTTTAAAGTATGAATTAAAGTTACCACAACTTAAGCTTGATATAACTGAAAAGCCAGAATACAAAACAATGTTTAATTACATTTTTCCATTAGAAAATTATGCTTCTTTGGTTACGATTCATTCTATTGAAACAATGTCTAAAAAACAAGGAGTTCCTAATACTTGGGGCGCAACAAGAGGAAGTCTCCTGAACGTGCTTGATGTTAGCTTATCAAACGGTGACTATCGTTGGGAGTCATCAAATGAATTGATTGCCGATCAGAAGAAGCAGTCGAAATATTTTGAAGAATTGTTCAACCAGTTGTTGGATAATTGTCCAATTCAGTATAAATTACCGTTATTGGCCCTGAAGAGTAGTGGAGCTTTGGGAGGTAGCGGTGGAGCTTTGGGAGGGGGCAGTGGAATCCTGGGTCTTCCAACATTTAAGTTTGCTGTAAAAGCTTCCCTAGATGCACCTAAACTTATTTTCAAGGCTTTGGTCGAGTTAATTGATCCTAACATCTCAATTGCTTCAAAGATCCATTGCCTAAGTGACAAAGAGATTCCACTTATTGCCGCCTCTATGGGCCTCTTGCCTGTGACTGTCTTTCCGCCACCAATTGGAATTGGCCCCCCTCTTACTCCTCTTGGATTTGCTTATCTTGGATTGTTTGGATTTGGCAACGATCGCCCTCCTGCTGAAGTTGATGGGGATGCTCCACCAACTAATATTGTACAAAGAAGAAACCAGCTTATTGAGTGTGAGGACGAAGAAAATAATAATTAAGATCATATTTACTATGATCAGTACAGTGGAGAAAGTAAAATGCCCGGTTTATCGCCTAAATTGCCCCTAGAGAGAGATTTTATTGATGGGTATTCTTTAAATAAAAGCTATAGGCAAATGATCATTCAAAACTTGAAAATGGTTTTGTTAACGATACCCGGCGAAAGAGTGATGGACCCTGATTTTGGCGTCGGTTTGAAAACTTACTTATTTGAGCCCCAAATGACCCAAACTCACGCCAACCTAAATGCGAACATCAGACGACAGGTGGCAAAATATCTGCCCTTTGTAAAGATTAGTGATATTAAATTTGAAACATCGGAGAACTCAGAAATGATTCCTCCTAATTATTTATCTGTCATTTTATCTTTTAGTGTAGGCTTGATTGATTTGAGTGAAATCTTAGTTATAACTGTCACTAACAACTAATTACCTAACAAGGAGCAGACACAAAAAATGCCAAAGAAAGTATTTCCAATAAAATACACAAGTCGAGATTTTGATTCTATTAAATCAGATTTAATAGATTATACTCGAAAATATTACCCTGACACCTTTAAAGACTTCAATGAAGCATCTTTTGGCTCTTTGATGCTTGATTCCGTCGCTTACATCGGAGATGTTCTTTCCTTTTATTTAGATTATCAAGTAAATGAAAGCTTTTTAAACAGTGCAATTGAGTTTGATAATATCTTAAGACTTGGTGAGCAAGTTGGATACAAATATGAAGGGTTGGGAAGTTCAACCGGCACAGCAACATTTTATGTCACCATCCCTGCTGCATCGAGCGGCAACGGCCCCGATCTGAGATATATGCCTATTTTGAAAAAGGGAACTGCACTAAGTTCTAGAAATGGTGCAAATTTTCTCCTAAATGAGGATGTTGATTTTGGAAAAGAGGGAAATGAGATTGTTGTTGCCCAAGTTGATTCAACTACTGGATTGCCAACATCTTTCGCCGTCAGGGCATACGGAACAATTATTTCTGGCAAAATTGAAGAACAGAGAATTGAAGTAGGTGCTTTTGAGCCATTTAAGAAATACAAGTTGGCTAAAACAAACATCGCGGAGATACTAACAATTGTAGACGCAGAAGGTCACGCCTTTTACGAAGTCTCGCATTTATCCCAAGATACGATTTATCGAGCAGTGACAAATCAGCAGAATACAGAAGACTCTTCTACGGAAATCTTAAAGCCCTTTGTTGTACCGCGCCGCTTCATTTCGTCAAGGGACAGAAACAACTCTTTCATCCAGTTCGGTGCAAGCTCTAATTTTATTCTACCAGAGGACCAAATTGCAGATCCATCCAATGTTGTTTTAAAACAGAATGGGAAAGCTTATATTGCTGATACAACTTTTGACCCTACAAAGTTAACTACGTCAGATAAATTTGGCGTCGCACCATCAAATACAACCCTATTTGTTGCATATAGGGTCAATGATCCCACAAACTTAAATGCAAGAGTAGGGGCTTTAAATACCGTTGTTGGTCCAAACTTTGAATTTATTAATCTTGAGGTGCTTGATGATACTCTCATACAAAATGTTATTGCTTCAATAGAGGTAGAAAATGAGGAGGCAATCATCGGGCAAGTCGCCCTCCCAAGTTCAGATGAGTTGAAAAATAGGATTTTTGGAACATTTGCTTCACAAGGTCGTGCTGTAACATCGACAGATTATGAAAGTATGACATACCAGATGCCAAAAAAGTTTGGAGAAATTAAGAGATGCAAAATCTTTAGAGATTCTGACTCGTTGAAGAGAAATCTAAATTTATATATTATTTCTGAAAATTCTGCTGGACAGTTGGTCGAGGCAAATGACTCAATTAAGAAAAATCTAAAGACCTGGGTGACAGGCAATAAAATGATTTCGGACACAATTGATATCTTAGATGCAAAGATTGTAAATCTGGAAATCTCATTTGTTGCGATTGCAGATTTTGATAGGTCTAAATTTGACATTCTGTCTGATGCTACTGATAAACTCATTAGTTTTTTTAGTAGAACGCCAGATATAGGTGAGCCATTTTTTATTACAGACGTGTTCAACCAGCTAAAGAAGGTAGATGGAATTGTTGATGTCTCGGATGTTTCTATCTCCCAGAAAACAGGGGGCAGTTACTCTACAATCAATTTCAACATTGGCGCAAATACATCAGCAGATGGAAGATATGTTGAGATGCCTAAAAATGTTATTTGGGAAGTTAAGTTCCCGACTTCAGATATTAAGGGAGTTCTTAAATAATGGCGATTAAAAGATATTTTGCTACAGCAGATTCAACCATAACAAATGCTTATAAGCCGGATTTAGCAACGAGAGCATTCGAAGCAAATATGGGCCTTGCGGATTCTTTAGAGGTCTTTACAATTTATGGACAAGAATCGGCAACATCCAGGGAGAAGGAAAGAATTGTCATTAAATTCCCCGCCGATCAGATCAAGCAGGATTTCGATGCAGGCCAATTTCCAGATTCAGCAAAATTTTATCTTCGACTTTTTAATGTAGAGCATACAGGCACAACCCCAAAAGACTTTACTCTTGAGGTTTACAAATTGTCTAAATCTTTCGATGAAGGCACTGGTCTTGATATGGAAGATTATGGAGACACGGGAGTGGTAAATTGGCTTACAGCTAGTCTCGATAAAATTCCAGCAACCGGATCATTTACAATTACTTCATCCCCAGTATCTGGGACAGCTTTTACCGCCTCAGTTGGAACTTATGAGGCACCAACAATTGCTGGCTCCTCTGCAAACAATACTGCAATTAATCTTGCAAATTCTCTTAATGGGGTTTCAACTATCACTGATCTTGTTTCTATTTCTAGAAATTTAAACATTGTTTCACTTGTTGCGCTAACCTCTGGCTCTATTGGTAACTCGGTCGTTATTAGTATTGACCCAACCGGGTCAGATGGCAGCGGTGCATTAACCGGCTCTGGTGATTCTCTTACGGGTGGCCTTGATTACACCCCTTGGGACACCGCAGGCGGCGACGTAACCGGATCTGCATTAGGTTCAGCATATTTTGCAACTGGCGATGAAGATATGGTTGTTGAGATTACCGACGAGGTTTTAACCTGGTTAACTTCTTCTACAAATGACAAGGGGTTGTTAGTTCGACATACAACAAGGGTCGAAACTGAACTAACCCAATCATACTATACAAAGAAGTTTTCTGCCCGAGGGTCCGAGTTTTTCTTTAGCCGTCCCGTTCTCGAAGTAAGGTGGGACTCCTCAGAACAGGATGATAGATCAAATTTTTACTCACAAAGCAACCTGTTTGCAGTAGGATCTAGTTACAATCAAAATACTTTAAATTTGTATAATAGGGTTTTTGGAAGTTTGGTAGATTTAAGAGGGGATGCCACCCTCGTTCCTTCTGCCAGTTTCTATGCGGCCTCGGATTATACAGACCTGCTAACACCGGAGAGTATAGCTGTCACGCGAGAAGCAACTGGTTCTTATAAGGCAATTGTGGAGCTTTCAACTACGGCATCAACAGTTTATGAGAAATGGACGCATCCAACAACTTCTTCAATTGTGTTTTTCTCCGGCTCATTCGATGTCAACCAGCGAGTTGCTTCTAACACAAACAAGCAAAACCAATATGTAATCAATATTACAAACTTACAAGATAAATACTCTCCTGATGAAACCGCCAGATTTAGGCTATTCACTCGCTTAAAAGATTGGTCGCCAACTATTTATACAGTAGCGAATAAGGATATTGAAACTGAAATCATTAAGAATGCTTATTATAAAGTATTTAGAGTTGTTGATAACTTAGATATTATTGATTTTGGCACGGGCAGTCTTGAGTATACAAAACTTTCGTATGACAGGGATGGGAGTTATTTTGATTTGGATGTTAATATGTTTGAACGAGGTTACGCTTATGGAATCCAATTCTCACTCTTTATTAACGGAAAATACGAAAACCAGCCCGAGATATTTAAATTTAGGGTAGAATAAAAATGAGTATCAAGGGTTTATTTGGTAAAAAATCCAACAAAGTAGTCTCCTCTAAGCAAGTTAGTGATATCAACAATCAAGTTGAATCAGAGGGCTATACGCCTGCTCATATTGATGAGAAAAACAGATTTTTTCCAAATATTGATTTTTCTGACCCTACCAATTGGGCGAGATACGGATCTGCCGAAAAATATTATAATGATGCCATTGTTTCAATTTATCAAACTTACCCTTATGATGGCTCTTGGACTGAAAAGCAACAGTGGATAAACTCCTCTTCATACATCGACGAATATATCTTTGAGAACGAATATCCTCGAACAACGGGATATCTTGACCTTCGCTATGGAAAGCTTTCAACTACTTTCACTGATACTACAAACGGTGATGTGTACCGCCTATATGGTGACCCTCAATATATCAAAGTGAAGGGAGGTCCAAATACTGGACCTGCCGATGATAGAATTGGTGCTAACATTTATGATGAGAGTAAGAATAGGGGATCTAACCTTTCCTTAAAGCCTTCCGATGGAAACACCGTAGAATTTTGGTTGTCAGCTTCGGTGCTTTCCGAAGCCCTCCCAGGCGGCACTGTGATAACCGGCAGCGGCCTTGCTCATTGCTTGTTTGATCTCTGGAATCAAACAGGTTTTGGAACTGCTTCTTACGGTAGATTTATGGTCGAGACGCTGGAAACTGCGGGAGATCACCTGTTCACAGTTACGTATATGTCTGGGACAACTGGAGCAGATCGAGTAGATATTGGAAATATTAACAATATTCTAGTTGACACCCCCTCTTATGATTCTGGAAGTTGGAATCATTATGCGATTTCTGCTGCTAGTTCTGGAAGTTCCACTGTTTTAAAGTTTTACTTGAATGGCACTCTTACTGATACCAAAACTTCATCTGGTGCTCCAAGCGAGGTCACTGGTGCCTTAAATGCAAATATTGGAGCATATCAGTATGCCCCCATAACACTCTTAACTGGTAGCATCACCGAAGGTTGGGCACCGATGTGGGGCGGCTTGGATGAGTTTAGATTCTGGAAAGCAGAAAGAACCCCAACACAAATCGGAAGAAATTGGTTTACACAAGTAGCTGCTGGCAGCAACAAGGATGATATTGGTGTTAATCTTGGTGTATATTTTAAATTTAATGAGGGCATTTTAAACACTGGCAGCATAGATGCACAAGACGCGACCACATTAGATTATTCAGGAAGACTCTCAAATGGAACTATTCAAAATTATTCCACATCTCCCGCAACCCGATACACCGGATCAGCGATGGATATTTCACCCCTCGTTGATAGCGAGATGCAAGAATTTAGAGATCCAATCGTGTATTCCGACCACCCAGACGTTACAAGCATTTTAAGCACCAAAAAGACTTCTGGGGCTGTCTATGATACTACAAACAACTCAAATCTTTTCTTCTCTATGCCAGAGTGGATCACTTCTGACGAAGAAGAAATCGAATCAGGGACATTAAAAAATCTTGTTCAAATTGTCTCAAGCTACCTCGATAAGTTATATCTCCAGGTTGAGGCATTGACTAAAATTAAAGATGTCGAGTATTTCAATTCTGCCGAGTATCAAGAGCCGCAGAAATTTGCCAAACGCCTCCTGGATGCTACAGGGCTACAAACATCCGATATTTTCGTAAATGCAGAAATCCTCGAAGAAATCTTGTCTCGCGGTGAGGAAAGGGTCTTCGAGAAGGATTTGTTTAGGGTTAAAAATTTAATTTATCAGAATCTTTATAGCAACATCGTTCACATCTATAAGGCAAAGGGCACAGAGAAATCGTTCAGAAACGCAATTCGATGTTTTGGTGTTGATAGTGAATTGGTTAGTATCAACCTCTATGCCAATAATGTAGACTACAGATTACAGGATGACCGACAGTACGGCGCAATCGGAAAGAATTACATTAATTTCGACCAGGCCGACCGTTGGGCCGGCACAGTATATCAGCAAACTGCATCTGGAAATGTAAACAGCCTCGCTTATATTCCTGCTGTTTCTGGCACCCAGCACGATTATGTCCCATATACTCTCGAAACAGAGGTTATTTTCCCGAAACAGTTTACAGAGGATAACCCCTTTTATGAACAGAGGGACTTTATTACTGCATCGCTCTTCGGTTCGCACGAAGTCAATACTTCAAGTCTCGATTGGTCCACAAACGACTACGGAAACTTCCAAGTATACGCCATTAGAGAACAAGGCAAAAAATTAACCACAAATGCCTATTTCAAACTCGTCTCCACCGGCTTCGGCCCAACGATCGAACTTACTAGTGATGCTTTCAAGGAGGTCTACGAAAACCAGAAGTGGAACTTTGCAGTTCGCCTTCGGCCAAGCAGCGACGATTTGCTTGACTTGGTAGACGGCTCTACCACACAGTCAACAGCCCACACTCTAGAGTTCTATGGTGTAAATGCCACACTCGATACAGTTGACAACGAGTTTCTTTTGACCGCCTCGATCAACAATGCCTCGGCGTCACTTGCGCTTAATGCCAACAAGCGTATCTATATGGGGGCACACCGGCAAGACTTTACAGGATCAAGTCTACAAAAGACAGACGCAAAGATTTCCTCAATTCGATATTGGGTGTCCTATCTCGATAACGACACCATCCAGAATCACGCTTTCGACGCCGGTAACGCCGGAGCGACCAGACCCTTTCGACCAGCGTATTTCCAACAGTCTTCCTTGGATGGCCGAATCATCCCAGAGATCAAGACCCTTGCTCTCCATTGGGATTTTGAGAATGTAACAGGAAGTGATGCGGGAGTCTCGCCACTTCCTCTCGAATCCGATGGACAGTTTGTCGTCGATGATGTTACATCCGGTTCTGCCACACTGGATGAGGGGTATGGTTGGGTCAATGATGTTGTGAAATACCAATTTACTGGTCGAGGAGACTTTTGGTTAAAAAATAATTCAAGTATGGTGGACAAAGAATATGTCAATACCGCTATGTTGAATCTACCGGAAAACCTCAACGCTTCCAACACTGTCAACATTTTAACACAAGACGATGATACCTTCCCTAAACAATCACGTCCAATTGAATACTTCTATGCCATTGAAAAAAGTATGTACCAGGCGATCTCCAGAGAAATGGTTTCAATGTTCGCCTCCATTGCAGATTTTCAAAATCTTATCGGAGAACCCGTTAACCGCTATAGAATGGAATATAAGGATTTGTCTAAACTACGGCAAATCTTTTTCCAAAATGTTGAGAATACGCCCTCTCTCGAAAAGTATGTTGAATTCTACAAGTGGCTCGATAACGGCTTAAATGTAGTCTTGCAGCAACTTGTACCTATCTCAGCCAACTTTGATCAAGAGATGAGAACAATGGTTGAAAGCCACGTTCTAGAACGCAACAAGTATTGGTCCAAGTTCCCAACGCTCGAAATGAAGGCAAAAGACCCCGAGGGATCAATAAGAGCAATCAATGAACTCACTTACGACTGGAAGAACGGTCACGCTCCCGAAACATCCACGGGCCAGGATGATGAGTGCTTATGGTACGCTGAACGAGCAGAACGAAATGGATCTGACATCACATCCGGAAACTCAGCAGTTGATACTGACCGGCAAGCCATCCTCGATATCAAAACAAACGAAACAAATGCTACCGTTGGCGATCTTTACGATCAATCGACAGGCCAGACATATGACGGCAACACATATGCGATTCGAAGACTTAGCAAGCCTTACAAGCTTGGAGTTCAATTAAAAGAAACCATCCACGGTGGCACCAACACTCCAAGTAGAAAGAGGTCCATCGACTTCGTTCGATCAGTCGTCAAGCCAGAGACTTCATCTGGCCTTCGAGTCTTTACGAACATTGACGAGGGAATTTCACCTCTTTGTGACGACGATGAGGCAGCACGGTTCCCATTAGGTAAAAAAATTATAGATGGTACAGCACAAGTCCTGGGACAACCAAGGGGTTACTTGAATCGACTCAAGGCTTCAATCGTATCACCAGACAGCGAATACTACGACACAAACACAAACCAGCGATACAATGCCAACACCCATACCCATAATGATTCATACGGGGATGATGGTGAAACACCAATGCAGGGGCCATTTACGAGAACGCACGTAGGTGGCTCCCAGCATAGGCACATAGATCCCAACAAAGGGTCCGATTCGGCCCTAAATCGGGCAGAACTGTACCGTGTAGACGTCCAAGCGGATTATAGGGATTATCTACCGCCCGAAACAGACAATCCAAAAGCAGCCTATTATCGCGACGAATTAGCAAAACGTCCCGTCAATATTCGCAACATCCAGTGGGGTACCGGGTCATACTGGGTCGGCAATTTCCGCCGCAATTATGAAGTTGTCCAAACTGTTGGTCGATCAACCAATAACCGCTATTTTACAAGAAACGGAGGCGACGACATTACTCCTGCCGCCTCCACTTTCGTCACCGGCCTTGATGATTTCACATTGCCGGATCGAGGACGAACTGAAAGTATCATCGTTAACCGATTCGCAGCACCAGGCGATCCAACAGTTTCAAGCCGAGGGTCACTTGACATCGAGGCAGAAGAGTTCTCAGTCTACAACGATCTAAACTGGCGTAACCGACTTGTCCGAGATGAACTCGACAAGTGGCTCACCTTGCATTCAGAGTGGAATGTATCCGGCGCTGCCGCAATGTCTTCTGATCCAAACGTATCTTTCGGAACGCCCTCTTATCACAAGGTGCAGAGGAATACGAAAAGAAGGTTTGCCCTATCCGGAACTTCAGAGACAGAGACAATCTGTAAGGAAAACTACGACAACTTCTGGGTCCAACACCAAATTCCACAGAGCGACTATCAATATCGCTGGATCGCAGCAGGTGCTTTGACTTCATCTTGTCCAATGGGCTATGTCTCTGACTATCCCAACCTCTCTACGAGCATTACTTTCGCTCTTACAACGGCATCTTACACTCCGTATTACCCACCTGTCGTCACAGGCTCAAACCTTCACGATAGGCTTGTCTATCGGGACGGCACTTACCAGTACGCATCTTGGCAGCAGGTTAGGACTGGAGAAATGATTGAGGCAAGATATAACAAGAAGAATAACGTCATATCAGTCGAGAAGAGAAACAATCCGGTGATCAATGCCCAGGGCAACTTCACTACCCCTCTCCGATCCGAGACAACCTCAAGCTTTTTTGATCCTCCAGTTTCTTTCAATAAGCCAACCAAGGTTAAAGTCAAGTTTCCAAATGATGTTGGAGGCTTCCAACAGCAAGCATCTCAGATCAACTTCCCCGTTGTCAACAGTCTGGAGACTTATGGGAATAGGGAGCTTGCATCGGATCAAAATGAATTGCGATGGAGTGATTTAACTGCATATAATTATATCTATGGCGTTTACGAAAATCTTTTTAATGAGGGTATAAAATTTGTTTCCCTAAATCATAAGGAGACGGTCTATCCCTCACACCAAAACACCGGACTCAAGAAAATTCGAACAAAAGAGAACTACGAAGAGATTGCTGGTACGGGAGACAATGGATACGACAGAAACAGCGGAATAATCAGAAGTTTTTGGAGGGATTCACCCAGTGACAGAAGAAGAACTCAATATGTTTCTTCAAACTCTTTTGGACAGGTAGAGATAACTGACATCGCTTTTGGAGATTCTCGATTCGATAGTATGTGGGCACTTGATCTTGTTTCCTCATCAGCAGAACAGATCCGAGGCGACCTTGCCTATGTCGGATCAGACAGATACCAGAAAGTTTGGATCACTGGAAGTTTTGATGGATCGGGTATTCTCGATATTGACGCTGCTAATACGAATGTAAGGAATGCTGTCCAATACATTTATAATCCCTATACAGCAAGTTTAGATTTCGCTGAAAATGGTTGGGATTGGAAGACGCAAGCGTTATCGGGGAGAAAACCATTTTATGATACATATGATGATTATATTCTTGATGTTCGTACAATTGGTCAAGATTATTCAATTGTTCCCGAATATAAACTTTCTGACCACATTGAATTTTATATCAAGGACAAGGGTGGAAACTTCCGAGCAGATAATCCCAATTTCTTGAAAGTTGATGGAGGGTCTATTACTGGTAGTCAATCCACAACCGACCCCGCACAGTACAACTCAGAATTCTTCAAGGTTTATTCTCATTCTGACTTTATGACAAACTTTGGAAAGATTTCCGAGGATCACAAGCAGATGACAAATCCAACAACAACACAACAGTTCTCAATCAAAGTTAATGCTGTTAAGAAGTTGTTGCCTTACAACGGATTTTATCCCTCACAAAGAACAGTCCAACTGTCCAGATTGTTTATGGATAGTTATGGGGAACACTTTACGGGATCACAAGAGCCAGGATCACTTGCTTCTTTGAGACACGCCAAGCAAGCAGCATTGCAGCCTTTCTTTGCTCCCGGTATTCTTTACAACACGATCAAGTCTGGTATTGCTGTTGATTGGGCGACATTTCAAGGTGCAATTTGCCCAAGAGTTCAAAGTGATCTTACACTTGGAGACTTGACGAGGATTGATAGCCCAGACCAGACGAATGGGACACAAAATTTTGGTCTTGAAGTTTCTGTAGGGGAAAACTATATTGCTGTTGGCGCACCACGATCAAGTGCCGGAACGAGCCCTGCAAACCAGGGACTTGCTTATCTTTATGGTAGAGTTGATGGAGGCTGGTCTAAACTTCAAGACTTCACTACTCAAGGCGGCGGCGAAGCAAATGCTGAATTTGGTGGTGCCTTAGCGTTTGATAAAGACGATGATTTTCTGTTTATTGGTGCCCCAGAAATTGACGATACCAGCCCAACTATAACCGACGCCGGTAAGATATTTGTATATGAAAAAATATTGGGCACTACTCCTTATAGTTATCTCGTGACTCTCGAAGCAATAGCTCCCGTGGCTAATGGCAAATATGGCTCCTCACTCGATGCTTCCAATAATGTTTTGGTGGTTGGCGAACCTCAAGCTACCGGCTCCGGTGGTGGAACTAACCGTGGCGCTGCGTATGTTTATTACAAAGATAATGGTGGAACAGACAATTGGGGAATTCAAGCAAACCCTGTAGGATCTAACATTAATGATCAGGAGAAGTTTGGAAATTCAGTTTCCCTGAGTGGAGACACTTTGGCAGTTGGCACGGACGCGGGCGCGGGTGCCTCAAGTCCTACTGGATCGGTGTACATTTTTGAAAAAGACCGGGGGGCTGCTGATAGTTGGGGACTTACAAAACAAATTCAGGCACCTTTTACAGGAACTAATAGGCTTTTCGGTTTCGACGTTTCTCTCGATGGGGATTATTTGGCTGTTGGAGAACGCCCCTCCGGTGGTCCTCTTAATGTTGCTGGTATACCGGGCACCGGGTTTGTATACATTTATAAGAGAGATTCTGGAGGCACAGACAATTGGGGTCTTGTGCAATCAATCCCCGATCCATTTCCATCTACTCCAAGCCCATCTGGTCTTAATATTTGGAATGACTTTGGAATTTCTGTATCATTATCAAATGGCGTCTTGTTGGTTGGGGCACCTACTTACCCTGAAGGCACCCTCCAGGCCGCTGGTAGGGCTTATGTTTACACCCTTAGTGATACACAGCAAGATACTTTTGTTTTAAGCGAAACTATCGATAACCCAAGACGCACAGATTCAAGTTTTGGACAGGATGTCGATACTAACAAGGGCGTTTCTGCATTTGGTGCTCCAACGTATGGTGTTTCCGATTCCGTACAGCTTGTCGGTGAGGTATACACAAAATTCATTTGCAACGAGTATCTAAAATTCAGAAGTAATGCTTATGATATTGACGGCGATGGTATTTTAGATAACTTTGTTCCCACCTTCTATAATCAGAATGTAGCAGATTCTAATGACGGTCGAGTGATTGTAGCAGAGCCGAACTTGCGATTGCCATTCGAATCAATCTTGACCCTCAAAAACAATGTTCCCGAGGACAGAAACATTTGGATGATGGCTCCCGAATACTACACAGGGTCGGCAACAGCAACAACAAACTATGTATACCCGTACTTTAAGTGGGATGGTCAAACCTCTAACCCCCTTTATGATATGGCGGCAAATAACTTCTTGGCTGAGATTCCAAAGTTCTTTTTGAGGAAGCAGGGTCTTACAACATTCACGTCGTTGCCTCAAAAAAGTTTCAAATCTGTTACAGCAGGCGAGACGTATTATATGGATGTAACGTTGACCAAAAGCGACTTAGAGATGACCTTAACCCCATTTGACGGAACAGATTCCACCAAGGGAAGATACTTTGGTCCATCTGCGCTGTACAATGATACCACAGCATCTTACGGAAACGCTTCTAAAAATAGCTTAGATCC